TGTGCCGACTTCCTGACCATGCTCTGGATCATTCTCTGTCACCAAGTGGCCGATACCGAATGTTGGCAGGCCGAGATGGTCTAGGTAGATCTCGTACTTGACGCCCTCGTCAATCTCTAGCTCGTTGCGTAGCTGTTCTGTGTTCATCATTTCTTCCTCAATTTCATAATCTTATCGGCAGACTTGATTCCAAATGCGGCTGAACACGCCAAAAATAACAGATACTGATACCACTCCGGAGTCTTTTCTAGCGCATCAAACCCTTGATCTAGTCTTTCAATCACACTGTTGTCACCAGTTACCACTGCATAGCCCACGGCGATCAGGGGTAGCGTCAAAACAATCGTTAAATACTCGTCCTTCCATGAGTTTCCGGACGCTTCCGCCATCTTGGATTCCCAGTCAGCATCGTTGTTGATCTGGTTGATCTTACGTTGTTGAACGGCTTTCTTCTCGTCAGCCTTTCCTTGTAAGAATTCTTTGCCCAACTCCATTGCAGGCCCGAGTAGCATCTGTAACACGCTCAACCTCCTCTAATTTGCGACCGCATCGATCACACTTTTGGACAGGTCTGGTCACAGATCTGCCTCCGCACTCTGTCTCGTACAGCCCTCTTGAGTAGCTATACAGACAGGTCTTCATTACCCGGCCTTCTTCTTAATTGCTGAAGCACCAAAAAATGCACTACAAAGCACAGCTATCGACGCAAAGTAAGTGGGTGCTATGTCCGCAATAAGTTCAGCCGCTTTAGGCAATCCAAGCAGATCACATACAAAAATACCGGAGGGATATAGCAATAAACCGCCCAACGCAAAATAGGCCATTTTTCGCTGTGCTGACCTGTCATCAGTTTCGATCTGACGCATCGCATCACGATGAGCGTCCTCATCTTCCATCCTACGGCGGCGATCCTCAAGCTCAATGAGAGCAAGCTCATCCTGATCGATAACGCCGTTGCCGTTCGCATCGTACTTCTCCAACATTTCCTTGGTCATGCTCGCGCAGTCCTCTTCTTTGGCTTCTTCTTGGCTGTCTTTTTAGCCTGAGCAAAAGCCGTATTAGTAGGCGCACCCTTAGTGCCTGCCTTACGCATCTTCTCTTTTGAGCCTTCCTTGATGCGCTTACGCTTGGCGTGGATGTTTTTGTACAGGCTCACGACAGAGCCTGCGCCAAACACTGTCCCTTGCCGCCGTTTGCCGCCGCGCATGCTTTAGGGTTAGGGCAACGACTACATGGAGTAAAGTTCTTACTCATCTTCTTGTTCATGCCTTTCTTTCCTGCTGATTTGTACATTGCCATCTTCTTCACCATTTGACCTTATGTGACCAGTATTTTGCACTGAAAACGTCTTTACCGGGTTTTCCTTGCGCGTTGTGACGGGCGTAATAGGACTTGCGCCGCGCCTTATCCTTTTCGCTCTTCGGGTTCTTGCCTGCACCGCTGACTCCCTGCTGACCGAAACGAATTAGCTTGATTGTGTCGCCTTTTTTAGCCAACACAGCGTGTGATTTCGTTGGGTGATTTGGTGTGCGCTTAGGCTTATTGTAGCCTGCGAATCTTTCACCTCTGTATTCTATAGCCATTAAAATGCCGTTCCTTCAATCTGATCTGTCGGTACGCAAACAAGATTATAATTTTTTATCGGCTTGCCTATCTTCTGAATCATTTCCTCGCTCGCAAAAAGACAATCCATCTGATTTGTATGCATTTCAAGTATTCTGAAATAAAACGTCATATCCGCCACGAAAACACCCATCAGAACCCAAGTCATTACCGCCCTTTCAGACCAATAAGATAAAGTAATAAGGCCACGGCCCCGCCGACCACACCGAGGCTAAAAATGCCAACAGCACCATACATAAGTCCATTCTTAATGGCTTTTCTCTTAGCCAGCCTCTTAGCTTCTTCACGCGCCTTCTGTTTTTTCCTCATTTCTTTTCGATTACGAATAAAGGTCTGATAGTCGTCCCACAGACCTGCGCGTCCGGCGTAGATAAACATTTGCTTTATCTCATATTCTTTTTTCTTGATGTCTTCCAGCGCCCAAAACGCTTCCATGTCTCCGTCTTTAGCTTTTTTCTCAATCTCTTCATGCGCATCGGCGAGCTTTGTTAATTGCGGCCCCATCTGGCCGACTGACTCAACATGTCCTGCAAATTCTTTGATTGCACCTATGGCCTCATTGGCTATCTTAATCGCGGCGATAGCCTCAAAGATCATTACTAACCCCGATTCAACAGCGTTAGCAAAAGAACGATAATGAACCCGGCAGTGCCAATCATGATGTGTTCAATCCTCTTGATTCTGAGGATCGTCTCTTTCCATCTTTCAGAACACACTGCTTCGTGTGTGTCGATCTGACTTTTAATTGCCGCTACCGTTGGCTTCATTTAGTATCTACCCTTCCAAACCCTAAACTTATCGAAATCGCCCGAAAGAATTTTACGCTTGACGACTTGCTCTCTAGCCTTTGTGTCGTCCCATTTGACACCCGCTTCCTTGCACCACTCATTGATGAGCGCCATAGGAATTGTGCCAACAAGCCTGCTTTCCCCTACGACTCCGCCGTGGGTCTCTGATAGGTTCTTTGCATGCTCAATGCCGAAAGACCAGTCGTGGGTCTTTTTTTGTACCCACTTCTTGTTTTGATCGTCATAAAACCATTGCTCGCCAATCTGCATACCGTTACGCCTTCTTTGCTCGTGGCTTACGAACTGGCTTTGGCTTTTCCTCAACCTTCACTTCAGGCATAACCTGCAGGCGAGTACCAAATTCATCAGGGTTTGCTACTTCAACGATGTCGCCGCGTCGATACTTCTGACCTGCGATACGCACCGTACTCGATGTGACTATACATTTTGCCATGTCTTTTCCCCAGTAAGTAGGAAGGGGCCGTAGCCCCATCCTTCATTGTTTCTATTAAGAAACTGTGCAGTCGAACACGCCGCCTGAAGCGGCTTCGTTACGGCATACCAATGTCAATTCAGTGGTTACCTGACGAGTTGTGTTGTCGCCTGTCTTAGCCAACGCTACGTTCTTAGTAGGACGCAATACTCCAACTTCCCACATGTCATCCTGAAGGATGTAAACGTCACGCGAACGGTTCTCACGAGAAGGTACGAAAGTCACTTCACCCCAAGGAGTCAAATAGACCGCCATGTAGTTAGAGACCTTGCCTGCTTCTGCAGAGATTTGCGAACGCTGATTGTTGTTACCATCGAACGCTAGCGCCTTGTTCATCTGGAATGGCGAGAGGTATACAGAATTAGGCATTCCCCCTTCAGTCCAGATACTCTGCATCACTGAGTCAAAGCGAGCCTGTGAGAATGCTACCAAAGTAGTAGTCTCGTCAGTACGAGCGTCAGAGCCGTCACCAGTAGGATCAGCGCCTTCGTTAGCACCGTGGTCAGTGTTTGTGGCAACCCACGCACCAAGACCTGCAAGCTCACGGGCTGTAGTAGAGTTTCCTGCTACTGCCGCGTTGTTGTCGAACAATGCCTTTTCAATATCGAGCTTCTGCTCTTTAGCTACCTTCAATACTTGATAGCCGATCTCCTTGGCGCGTCCGGCCTTATCCAGACCTTCATCAGTATCAGGAACTGTGACTGCGTTCTTGAAAATCTGAGTCCTGTTAGTTAGGCGAGTTGTCGCAGTACGAGCTTCAGCGGCTGTCGCGTCCCCTTCAACGTGGGCATTCGCACCAGATGAACGTAAAGCGTCCGTTTGCCATTCATGTAAGGTGTTGGTTGCCTTAGCTTTTTTGCAAGCTGAGTACAGCGGAGTGGTCTCCGGTGAAATGTTTGTGATCACATCGGATAGGTCTTCGCGGATGCCGTTTGCATCGTATGAATCGAATGTGTTTGTTGGCTGAGCCATGATAAGTTACCTCAAGTTTTAGCTATTAACGATCAGTGCCAGTGCATCATCGATGCTACCTGACCTCTTCAGTTTTTCCTGCGCCTTACGAGACTTGTCACCATTGGTTCGCACTTTCTTGGCTCCGGCTTTGATAGGAGGCGCTTTGTTCACCTTCTTCTTCACCGTTTCCTTACCTGCCTGTAGTTCTTGCCACCGCATCGCATCTCGCAGGACGACAAAGTCCCTTGATGATGATATTGCGGCTACCTCTTCTGGGCTGTACCCATAGTGAGATGCGGCCTTCATGATGCTTTCCTTGAACTTGCTTGCCTTCCCGGCGTCAGCTAGCTCTGGGATTACCTCAACCAGTTTGTTCGCTTCCTGTCTAGCGTACTCTGCTCGTGCGATTTGCTCTGCCTCAGACTGCCTGTTAAGGACTCCCTGAAACTTAGCCGCATTCGCGTTGTACTCTTTGACCTGATTGTCGTACTGGATCTTAGCTTCCATGTACCCAAGCGGGTCATTCTCAAACATCGCGCTGTCTGGCTCCGCAGGCGGAATCAGGTTAATCCCTGACTGCGCTTGTTGTACCAATGTCTGAACACTCTCGCGTTCGCGCATAAGGGCGTAATAGGCTTCTTCGGCTTGTTTCTTTACCTCAGCGGCCTGTTGCATCCCCTTCTGGATGTACTGCTGACCAGAATAAGATCGCTTCAACTCGTCTAGGGTTACCTGCTTTTCTTCGCCGTCTACCTTTACGGTATGGACATCTTCAGCAGGGTCTTCAGAATCATCGCTTTGTTCTGTGTCTTCGTAATCCTCGTCTTCATCATCAGTCTCTTCGACTTCAGATTCATCGACATCTTCAACGTCAGCGTCTTCATCATCGTCATCAGCGTCATCGTAAGAGTCCTCTTCAGGTTGCTCTAACTCAGCATCTGCGACTTCCTCAACTTCTTCAGTTGTTTCTTCTGGTTGAACCATCAGGTCAACCGCCGACTCTATGTCCATCGGCCCTGTATTGGATTCTGTCGTTTCCACGGTACAGTGTCTCCGTTACGTTTGCTTTTTGTCGTACACCTTCTCAGCGTCTAGCACCGAAACGATGTACCTCTCAATCCAAGACACGCCCTGTATCACATGGTGTGCTTTTTGGATTTCTTCTATGGTAGCAGAACTGTCCAAAAATACAGCGTTTTGTACCTCTTTGACCCCTGCCATCAAATCCTTAAACGCATCGTCATTAACGACCCGCCTTAAATGTTGTGCCCGCTCTTTTGGATTCATCAATATCTAACCTGTGGTATTGCCTCTGTAGGTGCTACGTCAGGGAATCGTGGCTCGTTCTGCATCTGCTTAATGCGCTCGACATCCACTGATGTTCCGTACTTGCCGATCACCTCAGCCGCCTTAACAATCAGATCCTGATCCATCTTGTCGCGTTCCCGGTCATCTGCCGCCAGTGCCTTCTGCGCGTCTAACTGTGCCTTCAGTTGATCAGACTGCATCTTAGACTGCGCCCTGATCTGTTCTGCCTGCACCTGAGCCATCGCTAGCATCTGATTCGGGTCTTGCTTCTGCTGTGCCATTTGCTGTGCCTGTTGGACGAGCATCATTTCCTTCTGCTGATCCATTGGCTGATAGTACCTGTCAGCGTTGCGTACACCGCCCATGCCGAGGATATCTGCCAGTGTGTTGCGGATGTTGGTCATGCCGACTAGGCCGTTGGTAGGGCCGTAGTTCTGCCAGATCTGCATTTGCGTCTGTAGGGTCTGCATAAGCACCTGAATGCGCTCATCGTCCTTACCAGTACCCAAGCCCACGTTGACCGACATGCCCATGTCTGTGTTCCACGAGCGTGGATCAATAGGCGCAAACTGGTCACCTGAGATACGCATCATCTGCTCGTCTGGGCTGTTCTCAACCAAGACCTTGAGCATCAACCGGAACAGGCGAGTCATGCCGCCCTCGGCCAAGTTGCGAGCGATCACCTCGATCTGCCCTGCCGCCGCGTTGACGGTTAGCTTGGCCGCTGTCGCTGTCGCGTTCTGTAGTGCATCTGGATCGAGACCCATAGACGCACGAGAAACACCTGTCTTCTGCTCAATCACTGAGTCGTAATACTGGAGCGCACCTAAAGTCTGTCCTGCCACAAATGGCACTGATAGCTCTTGGATAGCGCCGGGTTGCTTGACCCGTACCACACCGCCGATCTCGTTGTTCAGCAGGTCATCAATATTCACCTGACCCTCAACCATCATCGTGCGTGGGTTGTTGGTCATTGCGATGTTATCGAGTACACCACGCAGAATCGCTGTGGATGCGTCCTGATCATCAATGATTAGGTCTGCAACCGAACGGCCAAAGAATGCGTGTGGCTCTGGGTCTACCTCAAAGATCGCAAATGGAATCTCGTTGACAGGTGTTACGTCTAGTAACTTATAGTCACCACCACCCATCAGGATGCGGTGCAGTTGGGCAATGCCTGTGCCGTCCACATCCATCTTCATGTAGGCTTCGGTGACCGAGACTTGCTTCATCGATGGATCAAGGATGTCTTCCTCTTTCACCTGATCGTAGCCACGGCGCTCAAAGTCTTCAGCCTCAGCCATTGAGTCGTAGTCTGTAATGCCTGATAGCTTGGACACTGTTTCAAAGTCATAACCCATAGCCACGAGGTCTGACACGCGCATTTCTGTGCGGTGACCTACGCAGTATGCGTCATCGATTGAACGTGCTGACCGGGACACAAAGAACTCTTCCGGGGGTACTGACTCAACACACAGTTTGCCGCCCTTCTTGTAGTGAGCTACACGCAGGCTGTAAACGGGTGTCTCAACCTGCATGCCGAACTCGTCCATCGACATGGAAGTTTCCATGCCCTGCTCAAGCACTTCTACGTCTTGATCGTTGACCACAACCATCATCTCAGCCTCTGAGAGATTGGTCAGGGTGTAAGTCTCTGAGTCTGTGTACTCATCCCAGTAGACCTTCAAGACGCCTGCCTTCTTCAGCAGTGCATCGTGAAACGCATCGTTGATCAGGCGGTAGCCGTTCTTTTCTGTGAACTCAGAGTGTACATATTGAGTGGCTGTTTCAGCCTGCTGTACTTCCTGTGGGTTACGAGGGACAAACTGAACAAAGTTCTGATTGGACAGGAACACACGCATGAGCGATGGCTTGATATTGCGTACAGTGTCGCGCACCTTAGTGGAAACGATGCCGCTACGGCCTTCCTCTTCACCGATATCAACCTCGCCATCAAAGTAGCGTTGTGCCTTGATGCGGTCTTCAGCGATCTCTGACTCAATGAAGTCGATTGCGTCTGTGACAGCGTCACTCGCAATGTTCTTGATGTCGTCATCAGTCATAGGCTTGAGGCCGTTGTCGTCCTCTGGCTCCATCTCTTCGACTACGTCTTCAACCTGATCTACGATCTCTTCAATCATCTGCTCATCGATCATTCTGCAATATCCCTTGTCGTAGCACTTACACCGAACATTGTAGCGGGTAAGGTGACTTCATTAAGAAGTATTTGTGATGCTTGAGCCATATCTTCCGCCGTAGCTTGATCGTCTCTGAATGAGTTATAGATTGCCCTTAACTGATCTTTTGCATCCTTGCCGCGAGCTTTGGTGATAGCCGTGGCTATTTCACGCATGATCTTTGCTTTTTGCTTCGCAGTGTATTCACCAGTTGCCCCAGTGACAGACTGAATAACTTGCTGTGTCGCTGTTGGTATCCTACCTTCTGCCAAACTGCGTAACATGCCTGTCTCTGTTTGTTCGCTAATTGACTCTTGCATGGATTGGCGTACAGCGGTTTTTGAGTTGACTGCCACAGCGGCCCTTAGCTCTAAAGCCGCCGATGCCTTATCAAGCTCTTTGAACAATGCATTTGCATTTTCTTTACCTAAGACTGCGATCATTTTTGACCTTGCCGCGTCCGTAGACATCTCGCGTAAAACCTCACGCACTTGATTGATGTTCACATCTGGGCTTGTAATTGTGGCCTTGGTATTGTCGATAGTGTCTTGAATTGTTTGGCGCAATCCGATTCTGGCAAACTGCCGCTGTGATTCATCTAACTCTGACAATGACCTAATAATCTCTCGCGGACTCGTACCTTTTTGCAATACTTTCGTACCAATTTCGAGCGCGGCCTCTTCTGCAATTTTGTGGCCACCCAAAGCTACCGCCTGTCCGTAGATCGGGACAGCCTCTTTTAATGCGCCACTCAATTCCTTATAAATCTTTCTAGCCCTGCGAGCTTCCTGTGTGACCTTCCCTTCAACAGTGCTACCTGCCCCATATGCTTGCTCTCCGATTTGACGCTTTAGCTGATCTAGCTGTGCAATGGTTGGCTCGTCTGTAAACTTAATTTTGCCGCTTGGGTCAATCGTTGCAAGAATTTGGCGCAACTTGCCTTCTTCAAACATGCGCTGAAGGACAGGGTCATCACTGAAACCAAGGTCTTTGTTTGACCTATTGATTGCATCGAGCAACTCATTTGAGTCAACTTTGTTGAGGACAGACATAATCCTCTGCCCTGCAGGCTTGGTGTAATCGATTGGCTGTTGAAATGCCACTGAATATAACCTGCCGCGAGCGGGTGCTGACTTCTGTGATATCTGCGTGGCTAGGTCTTGCACATCAGCGGATACACCATTGACCTTTGGCGCAGGGACAATGGTCTCATCCATTGTTGCGCCGAGTTGCCTGCCTGCTTGCCGAGACCGCTCATCAACTTCTCTTCTGACAATTGATGAGGCAGTGCCTTCTGCCGCCGCAACGGCATCCAACAATGTCTGGGTAGCGACATCGGCATCAGCAATCATTCCTTGCTCACCTGCGCGATCAATAGCCCGGAGCATATCAGCAAGATCAGTGTCCCCTTGCTGAACCACGTTTTTAATAACTGTAGCCGCCTCTTTGGACACACCGAGTGTTTGAGCTACCGCATTACTGTCACGCGACTTGAGGACATTTCTGAGATTTCCGTATCCAGCAGACAGCGCCTCACCAATAACTGGGACACCAACGCCAGTTAGCGCACCAACACCAGTGCCTATTACCGCGCCTTGTTGGCCCTTTTTAATACGCTCAGGTATTGTCGTGCCTTCACCTGCGCCATAAATGCCGCCTTCTGTGCCACCTACAGCGCCGCCTAAACCAATGTAGCTTAGATAGCGTAATCCTCTTGGAAGCTCTTTGATCTTCTGAATGAGTGCCGCGCCGCCTAGTGGTGCTGACGCTGTACCAATTCCAATGCCGCCAGTAAGACCACCTGCAACCTCTAAGCCAAGAGACTCGCCCGGCCTAGCCGTTTGCATTGACTCTTGCATTAGTCGCACCTGAGCTTCTTCTCGCGGTGTGCCGCCTATCAACTCATCCATGTATGAGCCAACAAATGGAACACCTTTCAGGAATGATGACGCCCTAGCGCCTGCAGGAGCCTGCTGAATGACAGTCTCTGCCCGTTGTACCTTTGCCGCCTGCACAGGGCTTTCGCCGCGCTGTGCCGCCTCAATAACCACAGGGTCAGATGAAGAAAAACCTTCGGCTTGGTTAATCACCTGTTGCTTGCCGCTAGGCAGTTGAATTAGCTCTGAGCCATCATCAAAAGAGCGCACAACCTCATACTGCTTTTCATCTTTCCTAGGGGCAACCTTGATGCCTTTCTTCGCCTGTATGTCAGACCAAAAACCCATTACTTCACCTCTTCAAAGTTTTCTGGCAACTCAGGATCGCCACCAATGTACCTAACTTTGACGCCCTGCTTATATGGATGGTCTTCAATTGTTCCAACTTCAGGCCAGTTTTCAGCCCTTGGGCCAAAAATGTCTACTCTAATTTTCTTCGCGTATGCTTCTTGATCTGGCCCTGCTGACCTTTTCATGACAGCAATTGCGAGGTCTCTGTTGTTTCTTTTTTGCCTAATGACTGCTTCTGTGTCACCGGGCTGAGGGAAATACTGCACATCAGCGTTCGCGAACTCTGATGCCGCAATCGCCGCACCCGACTCAAAGCGCAAAACCGCGTTGACAAAGTCACGCTTGGCTTGATCGTACAATTTATATTCTGGCGAGGTCAGTAGGTTTCCTGCAAATGGGACGTTAGACACGATAGAGTTGAAAATGCTTGTTCCTTCTTGCTCAACAGTGCCAAGTATCCGCTGTGATGCCTCCATCCTCTGTGAGAATGTAAGGGCTTTTGCCTGACCCTCAGTCATTGCCCTGCCTGAGCCAGTCGCGCCGCCTTCTGTTATCTCAAATGTGCCGTCAGGATTTGTCTTGACGCTCAATCCTGCTCGCTGTCCACCATTGATCATAAATTGGCTATAGGCTTCAGTACCCGGCACTAGGCCCGCCGCTTCTGCCCGTAACTGCAATGCCCGGTAAGTTGCAGGTAGCTCGCTACCCTCTTGCGATCCATCGTAGATAACGGCTCCAGTAGTAGGGTTGACAATCATCTTGCCTACAACAACACCCTTCTGTTGCTCGCGGAAAAGAGCGATAGCGTCTTTGGCTGATAATCCATTTCTGATTGCCGCTGAAATCTTAGGGTCAATACTGTCGAAATAGGCCGCTGTACGATTCCTTTCTGATCTTGCAAGTTGCGTACTACGAACATCTTTAAGCTCATCACCCAAAGCCCTAGCCAACCCTTGGTCTGGCTCAAGGCGCATTGTGTTGAATGCCATAGCAAGGCGGAGCATGTTCTCACGAGAGCCAAAGTAGCCTTTAACCTGATCCATGAATGATGGGTCAGACTCTAGCTGTGGGTTCTCATCTATAGCGCCTTTGATCTCTGACGCATCAGCCGCTAGCTTTTCCATACCCATAGTGTCAGGCGTTGCCATTCCTCTACGGGCTTGCTCACGCTCAATTACTTGAGGTACGGGCATTGGCTCAGGCATCTGCACTGTTTCATTCGGGTACATCACTCGGCCTTGCGTCATGTCGCGCATCAGCGGAGTCATGTTTGCCTCATAGATTGGGCTACCTACTTGTGGCTGAGATGTTGTCATCTTGCCATACGAACCCAAAGTTGTCTGAGGCTGATTCATTGTTCTTTGAAGCGGAGTTGGCGGCACAGGACTCATATTAGGCTGTGCGATATTCTGACCATCCTGTCTCAAGCCCTGAATGAGCATATCTAGTACGCCAGTACCACGATTACCTAATACAGCCACGATAGACTCCTATAAACCTCGACTCTGTAGAGCCTTCAAAATCTGTTCCATTGTCGGCTCTTGTGCGATGCCGCTCTGTTGCCCGTACTGCATTGTACCGTAGTTTACTGGTGCATAAGGGTTGGGAGCCGCGCCCATCACAGGAGCGGGCGAGCTTGATCCCTGTGGCGGACGCATGGCTCCCAGTGGCGGTGCAGGCATCTGTGGAGACATTGCCGCTGATGCTCTTGCTAAACCTTCCATTCTCTTGCTAAATTGCTCTGGATCATCTCCAACCATTTCAGCCATTTTCCCGCGCATGCTGTCCATTGGATCAGTGATAGGCTTCATGGCCTCACCCATGCCCGTCTTCATGCTACTGAGAAATTCTAAAATACCCATTATGCGTACCCTACATTGCCTGTAAACGAATCGAACGATAGATCTTCTTGCTCGTAGCCGCCGATAGGGCCGCCTTCTGATCCGCCACTGTCTGATATCTGTGGCTCTGGGAATGAGCCGATGTAATCTGCTTGCGTAGCCCAATCGATTGGGACATTACCACTGATCCGATCTAACAGACTGTAGCCTGCCGGAGTCGGACCTTCAGAGGTAAGCATTTTGCCAATTCCCAATCCATCTCGCTTGGCTTGCAATTGCTCTTCAACAGTCAGTCCTTTCATACTTGCGCGGCCTAGCATTGAGTATTTTCCTACGCCACCACCAACAACCTTATTTGGGTTCTTACGTTCGTAGTTCTCAATGTAGTTGTCGTTTAACGCGCCAATGACAGTGCCGACCACTGGAATCGCTCCTGCATACTGATTTACGTCAATTGCATCTAAGTACATTTGATGCGGTGTCCGCGTGTCTACGAATCCACCGCCACCGCCACCGGTATTAATTGGCATTGGCTGAACATCGTTTGTCGGGATAATCGGCAACACAGGCATCTGGCGTTGTGTATTCATCACATCGCGCTCCTTGTTGCGCTGTTGCGCCATCTCCAGCGCCTCAAGTATGCTAGCCATTACGTCCACTTGCCGTGGTTGCCGCTAATGTGAGGAAGTCAAACAGACCCGGTTGTTTTGTTTGCGTAGTAGTTGTTGGTGTCGCCGTAGCTCCTAACGCTTGCGTAACAAAACTTAGGCTGTCTTCTGGCGCACCTGTGTATCCTGCATACTGGCCCTTTGACGCATCAATTAATGCTTGTACCAGAGCTTGCTCACTAGCGCCCTGTTGAGCCAGACTGTCAGCAATCTGCGTACCGTAGTCAAACGATGTTTTGCCTAGACCTGAAAGTTGCGATGCCGCCCCAATGCCGAGATTAGCCTGCGCCAACCTGTTTTGAATATCCGATTGCGCCATGTTTTGCGCTTGGTTGAAACCTTGCATTCGCAAATCTGCTGATGTATCTGCCATTGTTTTTGCGACACCAGTTCCAAACTCGCCCATGGCAACACCATGCCTTGAGCCGCCGAATGCGCCTGCTTTGCCTGCCGCGTAATCGAGGGCGTTCATACCCTTCTGTGCGCCCTGCATGATGTCCGCTTGTGTGCGGTCTATTACCTGTTGGGCAAATGGGTTCATGTACTGATTGAGGTCAGTACCTGAAATTGTTCCGATGTTCGTAGTGCCTGCAAGCGCCGTCCCTGCTAACGCGCCCTGCTGTGCTAGCGAGGCTTGTTGCATTGGGTCTACTGGCACTGCCGCCTGACCGCCTGTTGCCGCTCCTGCCATTACGAATACCCCTTGTCATTACCAAATAATGAATCGTATATCTGTTGTTGCGTTGGGTCTGCCCTACCGCCTGCCGCCACTGCCTCTGTGTACAGCGGGGCTGATGTGTACCCGGTTACACCGCCAATAGTCTCAGTTTGAGGCAAACTTGAATACGCAGTTAGACCTTGTGGGGCCATGCCGAATGCTTGCGCCGCGTTAATTTTGGCTTGTCCTGCCGCCTGTTGTGTTGGGTTCACAGCCGCTACATCTAACCCGAAATATGGTTGATACCCGATCTGTTGGGTTTGCTCTGCTCGTGCGATGTTGCGTTTTGCAGGTTCACGCATCCAACTTGGGATTTCTTGTGCAGACTTGGTGCTTCCGCCTTTTCCGCCGCTCATGTTAGCTCCTTTGCGAGAGTCACAAATTGTTCTCTGTAACCGTGATCGGCCAACACTCGTGACCAACCTTTACGTCCTGCGATCGTCATAGCAGTACAGCCTTGGGTCTTGCCCCACTCTTCTGCTGACTTTTGCATATCAACAATCTTGTTCATGTTCCCGCCCGCTAGGAAAACATGTAAAACTTTGCGTCTAGGATACACCACAATCTCTGTCACTGCACACGCTTCATCGTTAGGCCACAGTTGGAATCTGCCTTCCAGAACGCCGTGAAACACATCCTCAAAAGTGTGAGTGCCACCACTGTACTGTAGCGCGCCCTCTATCCAGTCCTTGCACCGGGAAAGTTCCTGAACCACTGGAGGGTATTCTGCTAATGCCGTCATACGTCCACCTGCGTCACAATGATTATTGCTGATGGGCATGCCGGAGAAAATGCTGTGGCCGCTGACCCATCGATCGTCAGATCCGTGTCAGTCACTGCAAATATCGCTTCAAGGTAGTCTCCCGCTGATACAGAAAACATACCTGATCGAGTGACTGCGTGACGGTGACCGTTGTCCTTGACGGTTTCAACGACTCCGCTGTTTGAGATGTCCACCCCGTTGATGCGAGGGAAAATATAAATCGTTTTTGATGAAGCACTGCCTGACAGCAATTCTGCTGAAAAATCGACTTTGTACGTCCCTTCCTTCTCAAAGTTGATCCGCGATGTTGTTGTACCATCAACCTCGACATGGTTTGTGATCGGGTTGCTTTCCCATGTGATCGCATATGCTGTGTCGGCTGATGCCGCGCTGTGTGTGGCATTGGTATACGCAAGCATGTGTGAATTGTGGCCGTATGCCAGTGGCTCGTACTTACCAGAGCGCGTCAGTACGACATGATTTTCTGCCGGGTCATACCCAAAAATTCCATCATCAGCGGCAGACTCTCCACCACGTAGATAAGGAAGCCTATAGAGATTCCTTACGAGGTACGAATTGATTCTCTCACCCCAATCGTTCCAACGTCCGCCAACTGGAGGAGGAGGAGTTTCGCTCATCGTCTACCGCCGGGCTCTACATTAAGCCTCATGGAGCCTACCCTAAAATCACTATTAACCACAGAGTCATATCGCACTCTGACCTGCCTGCCTTGGAATCGGACAGATGTTGGATTGGTCATTGTGAACGCCCCGTATGACCGCTCAGTATCGTTGGGGTGAAATCTTGTTTTGAATGTGGCTGTAACCTCTCCCTGTGTTTCCTCATCAGGAATTAACTGATTAACCTTCATAATGCTGTCGCCATTACCGAGACTGATAGGCCCAGATTCAACGAAACACGTACTGCCGCCGTGGTTAAACCCGAACTCATGAAAATAAAGCTCTCCATCAGGCGTAGCCCATACCGGATTACGCAGAGTGCCAATGTCGATTGCCGCTGTACGATCCAGAATGCCAAAAGTCCAGACTTTATCCTTGTAATCAAAGGTAATGTACCTATCGTTTTCACCCGATTGCTCTGACGGGTAAAACCACCAAATTTCTGAGTATCGAGAGTTATGCACCCCATAAACTTTAGATATCTGGTTGGTGTTAATGTCCCGGAATATGTAGTCAGAAACATCACAATTAAGTTCTGCGACTGTTGACCCATCAAAAACGAAAAAGCCTTTCTGACCCATCCAAAAAGCCATTTGATCTACAGTAACCAATGAGTTTGGAGAGTCTGTACCACACGCAGAGCCGACACGTTCAAACCCATAAACGTATGGCGGGCCTTGATAGGTTGCTAAGTGCGCGTCTACATCTGTCAGAATGATCGTCCTGCCACGTACTCGTCCGGCGCACTGGATTGACCCGCTCGTCTGCAACTCCAATTCACCCGCCTCATTAGTTGCTGAAGCAGTCCACGCAGTATTGTCCTCCCGGTCACACCACTGAACCTTTCGAGGGTTTCCTCCTGCGCCAAGGGCAAATATAAATCGCTCCTCAGTGACAATCATTGATCTATTGTTAATCGGAGCGTTTGCAATTGCCGCCGCGTTGGCGTTGGTGTCTAATTGCCACTCCCACAACTTACCGTCAAAGCTAGAGCATGCAATCAAGAACTCGCCATAATTATCGATAGCCCATACTGTCGCAGGTTCATACGTTGCCGTAGGTTGCGTTGGCTCATTGTAATTGCCAACATTGTAGTAACCACCGCCATAACCAGTATTTTGCGTTGCGGTTTCTCTGCCTGCCGTTAGGGTTGCAGGCGTTATGTCTACAAGAGTTCCAGACGAGCTAATATAGTAGAGTTTGTTGTATGTCCCGGCGGCGATGTTGTTTGAGGCATCATTTGACCTCCAACCATGCATACCCCTTGGGGCCGCGTTCATGTAGTTATTTGAGTCTGTGAACTCAGACCAACCACCAACTGGCCGCAACGATCCTTCTGACCATCGCATGAGGGAACCATCCCTCCACCGATTGGATTGCTCAAACTCAGTGCCATTTCTGAGGATTCCGGGCGGCAACTTCAGAGGAACTAACGGCATATTTTTATTACCTACGTTTTAATAATGTAGTTGAGGATGATTGTGGGCTGTACGTTGTTGTGTGCTTCAGAGGCATCATTTCCTCCTGCACTACTTGTATTCAAAGTACTGGAAGTACCGCGATCCTGAATTTCTCTCCGTATATAATCAACGTTTGTACTAGAATCTGAATTGAGTACATGAGCAGTAACTGTGTGATTATGTGCAGGTAAACCAGATTGCTCATGCGTAAGGGTTACGCTTTGCGCTCCACCTGTCGCACCCAGAGTATCTCCATCTAAACCACCAGATTGATTTGTAAGAAGATCTGCTGAAGAGCCTCCCATATCGTCTTGACCGGCGACAACACGGCCCCGTAGATCAGGCACTTTAAATGTTGTAGTCTCACCGGATTGATCAGTTACACCTGCACTGTACGCTGTACCGCCGTATGTACTAGATATTACAGCGTGAAGATCTTTATACGTAAAGGTATTTAAATCTTGACCAAAACATAGTAAGTAGCCTGTGGGAGCAGATGTCCCTGCAAACGGTAAGGTTACTCCGGTTGGCACTCCTTGAACCGCACCAACAGTTGTTTGAACAAACGCCGTTGTTGCGATTTGTGTTGAGTTATCACTTGCACTTGGCTCAGAAGTTGTCGGGGTTCCCGTTAATGCAGGAGAGTCTATTGTAGCTTTTGTATCTAGTTGTGTCTGGATTGCTGATGTAACACCATCAACATAACCCAATTCTGTGCCTGTGACTGTTGACGGGATGCCAGAGAGTGAGTTGATTTCTGTTGCAGTGGCTGTTACCCCGTCGAGAATATTTAATTCTGCCCCGGTAGATGTAATCGCAGTCCCACCTACCTCCCACTGACCTTCAGTGAGGTTGGGCTTGATTGCAGTTGTGCCGTCTAACAGATCATCGAGACTGTCTAGATTCGTATTTATTTTCTGGCCCCATGTATTCTCACTGGCTCCAAGCTCTGGCTTTGTCAGGCCGTATGTAGTGGTTGTGGTATCTGCCATGTCTGTTCCTCTAAGCGGCTATGTCTGACCAGTCGGCTGACGTTTTACTAATTGTACTCCAGTTTTGGCTGTCATCCCCAACTTGAGCGTAATCTTGCGATGTTTGTGTTTTTTGATTCCATGACTGACTATCTAGTTGTTGCGAGGCATATGACTGACCTGTGCTTGCTGTGGCTTCCCACTTTTTACGTCCTACCGTGATTAGGACTGTTGTAGAGTCAGCCTGACAGGACGCTAAATGGATTCTTTCCCCAACGCTAGATGACGAGATTACAGCACTGATATCTGCCTCACCTTTCGCTGTGTATCTACCTACAGCGGATACTGCGGCTGTAGATGCAATGTTGCTTGCGCCGCGTTGTATGCGCTCTGCTTCGCTTGTGTTGGTTGCTACCGCGCTGATATTTGCTGATGCAAGCTGTACGCGATTACCTACGGCAGTAGCGGTTGCGGATGGCGTTACTGATGCGTCAGCCTCTCTGACCCTTTGTGCCTCTGAGTTTGTTGTTACTGTCGAATCTATCGTTGACGATGACTGTTGGATTCTTTCAGGGACGCACGTTGTTGTGCTTGATGCCGTGACAGTGGCTGATGATTGCTTGATCCTTTCTGCACCACTTACGATAGCAGAAACTGTTTCTATGATCGAATCAACTAAAGCAATACGCTCACTTGAGGCGGTTACCGTAGCCTGAGCGTTAATGGTTTGCGCTGTGATTGACCTTAGTACAGACCCAGAGGTCATGCTCACGCTTGCTGACGCAGAGACTACAGCCCCCGCGTCAAGAATCCTTACCCCTCGATCGGATAATGCGCTTGATGCAAGTGGGCTAAATCCTAACATCTAATTATCCTGATGGCTCTGTTGCCAT